CAACAAATCGTGATAATTTATATGCTGGTAAAGTTAACCCAATCGCTACTTTCCCTAATGTTGGTGTAACTGCTTTTGGTCAGAAAACATTACAACAAAAAGCAAGTGCTTTAGATCGTATTAATGTTCGTCGTTTATTAATTGCTCTTAAGCGTTACATTGGTAATGTATCTAAGACATTGATATTTGAACAAAATACAACTGTTACAAGAAATCGTTTCTTATCTCAAGTTACTCCATACTTAGAAAGTGTACAACAAAGACAAGGTTTATATGCCTTCAGAGTTGTAATGGATGATACAAACAACACTCCAGATGTAATTGATCGTAATCAATTAGTAGGACAAATTTACTTACAACCAACTCGTACAGCTGAATTTATCTTATTAGATTTCAACATTTTACCAACTGGTGTAGAATTTGGTTCATAAGAAACTTAAATTATTAATATTTATATAAAACAACAATACAATGGCAGTATTAGATCCTACAGAAATAATGTTCACAGCGTTTGAACCTAAAGTTCAGAATCGCTTTTTAATGTATATTGATGGTATTCCATCTTACTTAATTAAGAAAGCATCTACACCATCATTCAACGCGGGTGAAATCATATTAGATCATATTAACGTTTACCGTAAAGTTAAAGGTAAAGTTAGGTGGAATGACATGACTTTAGAATTATATGATCCTGTGACTCCAAGTGGTGCTCAAGCTGTAATGGAATGGGCTCGTTTAGCTCACGAATCAGTAACTGGTCGTGATGGTTACTCTGATTTCTACAAGAAAGACTTACGTTTAGATATTTTAGGTCCAGTAGGTGATGTAGTGGGTGAGTGGATTATCAAAGGTGCTTACGTTAAAGAAGCTAACTTTGGTGAATATGATTGGGGCAATGAAGCTTACATCAGTATCACTACCACAATTGCTATGGATTATTGTATTTTGAACTACTAATCTGAACACAGCGCAAATATTAAGAGCCGTCCATTTGGACGGCTTTTTTTATTTTTATATATTTATATATATAAAATTAATAAAACGTTATGGAGCAACAAAAATTTAAGTATCCAACAGAACAAATTGATTTACCATCTAAAGGTTTAATTTATCCAGAATCATCCCCACTATCTAAAGGCGTTATTGAAATGAAGTATATGACAGCTAAAGAAGAAGATATTCTATCTAATGCTAACTTTATTCGCCAAGGTATTGTAATTGATAAACTATTACAATCAATGATTGTAACACCAGGTATTGATTATAATGATTTGTTGAATGGTGATAAAAATGCTATTTTAATTGCTGCTCGTATTTTAGGATATGGTAAAGATTATGATTTTAATTATATCAATCCAGAAACAAATAATGTTGAATTAGCTAAAGTTGATTTAACATCAATTGATTCTTTACCATTAGATGAATCATTATACACTAGAGGTAAAAATGAATTTAATTTTGAATTACCATTCTCTAAAGTAGTTATAACACTTAAGTTATTAACTCATGGTGATGAAACTAAAATTGATAAAGAAATTGAAGGTTTAAAGAAAATTAACCCACAACATACATCAAATGTAACAACTAGATTAAAACATTTAATCTTAGCGGTTAATGGAGATAGAGAAGTAGCTACAGTGAGAGATTTTGTAGATAATATGTTAGCTAGAGATGTCAAAGCATTACGTGAATATATTAATAAAATCACTCCAGATGTTAACTTGAAAGTTAGTGTTACTACAGCTAGCGGCAACGTAATGGAGGGCGTTGACTTACCAATTAATGTCAACTTTTTTTGGCCTGACACCAGCGTATAAAAGCATAATATTAGACGAAATACATACATTATGTTATTTCGGGCAAGGTGGCTTCACTCATGATGAGGTATATAATATGCCTGTAAGATATAGACATTATCATCTTAAAAAAATAAGTGAGTATATTGAAAAACAAAATGAAGCTATGAATAAACGAGATGGGGTTATGGAAGTCTCCACAAAACCATCAGAAAAAGTACAGTTACCTGATTTTGTAACTAAAGTAAAAGCGCCTAAAAAATAGGTGCTTTTTTCATATTTATACACGGTAAATACTAAGATTTAGATATGTCAAATTTCACTCCAGAGCAGTTAGAGCAAATGGCTCGAGCGCAAGCTAAAATCACAGAGGAGCAACGAAAACAAAGAGAGCTAGCTGAGGATTTGGCTGATGCCTATGACGTCATTGAAAAAGATTTAGACAGTATATCTAAACTAATTACTAATCAACTTAAACAACAAGGCGCTTCAGCTCGTCAAGTTTCTGAGATTAAGTCTATATATACTTCATTAAATAAAACTAATAGAGAACTTCAATATTTAAATGATAAGTTCTATGAAGGTACTTTAAGAACTAAAGATATATCAACTCAGTTAAATGCTTTAAGTAGAACTGAAACAGCTATTAGAAGACAGATAAATGTAGCTTTAGAAAATGGTGATAAAATATTAGCTGCTAAATTTAGAAAAGAACTTAGAATATTAGAAAAAGAAAGACAGCAGGCTGAAACATTAAAGCAACAAAATGAATATGTTGATAAAAGAGTAGGTTTAACAGGTAAGTTATTACATGGTCTTGAAAAAATTCCTATTCTAGGTGATGCTATTGATTTTGAAGAGATAAACACCAGCATGAGGAATGCTGTTGGTAGTAGTAATGTATTTGCCGCTGGTATAAAAACAGCTGGAAAACAATTAAAAGAAGGTTTAAAAGATCCATTAGTACAATTTGCTTTATTAACAGCATTTTATAGTAAAATACTTAAAGCAGCTTATGAACATAACCAATTAATAACTGATACAGCTAGAGCTTTAGGTACTAGTAAAGAAAACGCTCAAGGTTTATATGATTCAGCCTTTCAATATGCTGGTACAGCACATGATAGTTTTGTAACAGCTACAGAATTAGTTGGAGCTCAAATTAAATTAAATCAAGAGCTAGGTACATCTATTAATTTAGGAAATCAAAATGCTGAGGCATTTGGTCGTTTAACTCACTTTTATAAATTAAGTGAACAATCATCAGCTAAGTTAGTTCAATTAGGACAAGAGCAGGGCAAAAATGGATTAGACATTCTTAACACCGCTGCTAAAACATATGTTACACAAAAAGCTCAACTTGGTGGTACTATGTCTTTTAACAAAGTACTAGATCAAGTAGCTAATGTTAGTGATGATATCTATGTTCGTTTTAAAGGTAATCCTGAGTCTATAGCTAAAGCAGTAATGCAAGCTGACAGATTAGGATTATCATTAGAAAAAGTAAATCAAATAGGTGAATCACTCCTTAATTTTGAACAATCAATTGAGGCTGAACTTAAAGCAGAATTATTAACTGGTAAAGCTATTAACTTAGAAAAAGCCAGAGAATTTGCTTTAATGGGTGATACAGAAAACCTAACTAAAGAAATAGCCAAACAAGTAGGTAGCATTCATCAATTTGAAAAAATGAATGTTATTCAAAGAAAAGCATACGCTGAGGCTATGGGTATGAGTGTTCAAGAAATGGCTGGTATGCTTCGTAAACAAGAATTTGAAGCTAAATTATCTGAAGAAGCTAAAAAATCAGCTCAAGCGACTTTAGACTATGCTGATAAGCATGGTATAAAAATGGACGCAGCTTTAAGAGCTCAATATGAACAAAAATCTTTGTCTGAAGAGCAGCATGAGGTATTTAAAAAAATGAATGAGATATTGGGTAAAATAATGCAAGGCCCAATGTCTAAATTTGTTGGAATGCTTGAAAAAGCTCTTCATGTTGTAAATAATATATTTGAAGGATTTAGTAAATTCACAGGTGGAGTTTTAGGTAGTGCTTTAGGCTCTGTTTTACTTGGAGCCCCATTACTAATAGGAGCTACTAGACTACTCACCTCAGGAATTAAATCAATGTTTTTAGGTGCTAGAGGTAGTACTCCAATGAATCCACAGTTTGTATATGATACAGCCTCTGGAGGAGCTGGTGGTGCTGGTGGTATAGGTGATATGCTTGGATTTGGAGGAAAAGGAGGAGGATTTAAAAGAGGTTTAACAAAAACTGTTGGAGCTAGAGGAGCTAGAGGTTTATTAAGAGGAGGATTTGCAACAGGTGGTATTGGTTTAGGTGTTAGTCTTTTATCTAGTGGTATAGCTTCAGGTATGGAAGAAGGATCAACAGAAAGAGCTGTAACTGAGGGTATAGGAACAACAGCTGGTTATGCTGGTACAGGAGCTATGATTGGTTCTTTAGTTGGACCTGTTGGTACAGTTGTTGGAGGTATTATTGGTGGTTCAATTGGAGCTATTAAAAGCTACTTTGATGCTGAAAATGAAAGACGTGAAATTGAAAAACGTGAAAAAGAACAAGCCAAAGCATCAGCTGATAGAATGGATAAATTAGTTCAATCTATAAATGATATATCACAAAGACCATTAGTGTTTAACGCTGGTACTGATACAATTGGTAGATTACAGACATCACAACGACAATATGGTGCTCCTAGTTTCGCTGGTTAACATATTTATATAAAACAACAATATCATGGCATTATTTGACAAATTAAAAAATGGCTTATTAGGTTTAAAAGGACAACCTGGGCCTAATTTTGAAAATGAAGGACAACGTACTTCATCAAACATTCAAGCCTTGTCTAAAAACAATAAAATAATTTCTTCTCAAGATATGGTTCTTGGAAGAACATATGGTCAAGCACCAAACCAAGTTAAAGTAGCTCCTTCTGGTTTAGATTTAGGTGGTGTCACTCCTAAAGAATATACTAGAATTTTAGGCTCAACTAATCCTGGACCAGCATTTAATTCATCTACTGGTACTGGATTTGTACTTGAAAAAAGATTACCACTTAGTGGTTTAGGTTTACAAGGTAAAACTCAACCTGCTTTTGAAAGTGTAGAACAAATGACTACATCAGATATTCAAGCTAAAGCTAAAAATAATCTTTTACAATCTTCTCAAGACTTATTAACTGGTAGAAGATATGGTAAGGGACGATTCACAGTATTTATTCCTGCTTCTAAATTAGATGGTAATGGATTACCAATAGGAGATATTTACCAAAATAAAGGACCTAAAGAAGGAAGATACTAATGCCTTTTATAAAATTAAATAATGATTGGAGTAATCTAGCTAGTTATTATAATACCCTTAATAACAATGGAAGCTTTGTAGGTGGATCAACTAACCCAAATGTGACTAACTCACAAAAACCACAAATTCCTAAACAATCAGAACAATTTAAGTTATTTGATGATGGATTAATACGTGGTGGTGTTTTAAACGCTGCTTTAGCTACTAAAAAAGATGTTCTTAATATAGGTAAATTTTTATATACCTCTGTTAAAGGACCTCTTTTTATAATTAAACAAATAGGTTTACATTTATCAAATCCATTACTAGAACAAAAAGCAAATAGAACTGTAACAACAGATGCCGCTGGTAATACAGTCACTACTTATACAAGAAGAAAAGATAAATTAGGATTATTACCAACCAGAATATACAATGGAGGTATAAACACATTATTATCTGTTGGAGGAAATGCCTTTGGTATTCATTTTCCAGGATTTGGTTTATTACCAACTGCGGATTATAATTACGCTAAAATAGCTAAAGAAAATAGTGACAATAGTAAAGATGATTCTACAAGTTCTGTTTTCTTACCTCCAAATTTAAACTTAACTCCTTATAATAATGTGAAAGAACTGGATGAGGTTGTAGTAACCGGTAATAGAAAGAAAAATAGTAAAAAACTTCCTTCTCCATACACTGATAAACCTAATAGACTAGTTAGTTATTTAGGTAAATTAATAGAAAATGGATCTAGTACTAATCCTATAACTTTACAATCTTATTTAGGTGGTCCAGACAGTGTTTATGGTTTAGTTAACACTAGAATAAGAACAACAGGAGACTCTATCACTAATAAAGACAATACTTTATTAAATGGATTTATTCCTTTATCTTATAGATCAATATATAATATAGGTAATGAGTTAAAATCAATATCTAATAGAGAATCTTATATAAATTATTATTACGGACCTGGATTAAAACAAACAGTAACATCTCAATTCACAGCTACAGGAGAAACTACTCAACAACAGATTGATGCTGGTGTTAAAGCTGAATTTATTGATGTACCTGTTGTTAATGAAACTAAAGTTACAACAGTAAATCAAGTTAGTGGTAAAACATATATTCCTTTAGAATACACTTATGGTGTATCTCATACTGGAAAAAGAGGAGCTAATTATCAATACTCTGTTGACTCTATAAATGCTATTAAAATTACAGATTCAAAAACTTTTTATAGTAATGTTACTAAAAAAGCTAGTGAAACTCTTGGATCATACAGCAACACTAATATTGAACAAACTAGTATATTTGGAAAAGATATTATTAAATTTAGAATTGAAATACTAAACAATAACCAACCTGTTTTAGGAGGTGTTACTAATACTGAAGTATATGCTTTTAGAGCTTATATAAATGAACTTAATGATGGTATAGATGCTAAATGGGAGCCATATCGTTATATGGGCCGCGGTGAAGAATTTTATATTTATAATGGATTTACAAGAGATATAAGTGTTGGATTTACTGTGTTTGCTCATTCAAAACCAGAAATGAAGATAATATATCAAAAAGTAAATAATTTAATGTCATCATTCACCCCAGACTACTCAAGAGCAGGGCTAATGAGAGGTAATATAGGTTATTTAACAGTTGGTGATTATTTGTACAGAGTACCAGGAGTATTCACATCAATGAAAGTAGGTAATCTATTAGACGCTCATTGGGAAACAAATATAGATGGTGACACATATGAGTTACCTAAACTTATGAATATTACTTTATCATTTAAACCAATACATTCATTTGTTCCAAAACGAAATTACGCTGATAAAGAAACAGCAGCGTTTATAACTCCAGATATATCAACATACATAGATACAGGAGTCGCTGACATAAAGTCAAAAACAACAGGTGATAAACCAACAACAACCTACGCGAACCGTTTCATGCCTTCTATTGATAAAACTGTAAATACACAGTAATAAAAACCAGTAAAATTTGATATTTATTATCATGGGACGCTATGATAATAACATTATTTTAAAAAATAAAATAGATATCACTGGTAAATTAGGTATTAGATATCGCTCATCAACTCGATATCCTGATATTCCTTTATCAAATAATGATGTATTTTTATACACATTACGTGGAGATAGGTTAGATAATTTGGCTTATCAATTTTATGGTGATCCTGCTTTATGGTGGGTTTTATCTGTGGCTAATCCTGATTTACCAAATGATTCATTATATCCAACACTTGGTTTTCAATTAAGAATACCAAGTAATATAGATAAAATATTAGAAAATTTCGCTCAATTAAACTCATAAATGTGTTATGTCTATATTCAAAGGAACTATTAGTCCAGAAGTTGCTTGGCAATTAGCCGCTAGAAAACATATTATACAACAAAATTCAAGAGACGGAATTTTTGCTTCTTACACAACTGGAAAAAATAGTTGGGTTAGAATGGCTTCCTTTGTTAACGCTAATGTATTATTAAGAAACAGTAAAGGAACACCAGTTGGTGGTTTTAGATATGAAGGAGATGAATTAGCTAGAAAATATGTTTTAGAAGGTGGTACTTTATATGAGCAAAATAATCAATTCTTTTTAAGAAAAGGTGTTTTAGGAGATGGAGCTGCTTATGGGAGTGATATAGATAAATTATTTAGTCAATATCAAACAGGTACAATTAATTATGCTGGTAAGAAAAATGTAAATGTACAAGACATTTATAGTGATAGACCTTTTGGTATGAGACCAATGCCTGGTATATCAAATGTTCAAATTGTTAATAAATCAGCTTATGGTTCATTAAGAGAAGCCACAGTGAGATATTATTGTTGGGACAAACACCAATTAGAAGAATTAGAGTTACTCTATATGAGAGTAGGTTATTCTATCTTATTAGAATGGGGATGGAGTCAATATTTAGACTATAATCTCCCTTCTCCATTACCGTCAACTAATTTAAATAATATTGATTTTAGTTCAAATAATGTTAATATAAATTCACAACCATTTCCTCAGACCTATTTTATAGATCCTTTTAAAAAAACTTATCAAGGTACAAATAAAAAAACAGGTGTTACAAAAAGTTATCCTGTCACAGATGATACTATTTATGCTTTTATAGATCAAAGAATAGAAACTAGTAAGTGTAATTATGATGCTATGTTAGGAATTGTTAAAAATTTCTCATGGCAATTAATGTCTAATGGTGGATATGAATGTACAACTATATTAATATCTAGAGCTGAGGTTTTATCATCATTACGTTTATCAAATAATGGTAGTGATCAAACAGTAATTAGCACAGCTGGTAGTGATGAGGAAGCACCATTAACAACATTTGAAAAAATATTTTATAATTTATCAGCATATATTAATGATAGAGAATTAAGCGCTGCTTTAGGTTCTTTTACTCCATTACCTTCTGGAGGAGGAGGAGCACCTCCTCCCCCACCACCTCCTGGATTTAAAACAGAACAAGTAATAGCAACAACAGCAGGTTTAGTTTTAGATAAAATTAAAACAGCCATATCACCTGGAGCTACTAGAGCATTATATCCAGACACTTTTGGTAATGTTTATGAATCATATATAACAAAAGGAGGTAATCCTGAAATAGGAGTTTTTAATTATATTCAAGGTTCATCAACTGAGGGTACAGGTAATGAGTATATCCCTCTTAATTTATTCATTTATATATTAAATGTATTCTTTTCTTTAAAAGCTGAAACAGAGAATCCAGCAGCTCCAGATAATGTCTTTGTAAAATTCCTTTTACCTCAAAAAACACCATGTTTGGCTAGTAGAAATTCAATATCTGTAGACCCAACAACTTGTTTAATTAAAAACTCAAAAGCTACTTTAGTCACAAATGATTCAAATGGTTTTGTACCAAAACTTTTCCATAATGATTATAGTGATGCTACAGCTGATGTTAAAGAATTTTTAATGGGTAATGGAAGAGGAGATATAGGAGCTATTTTAGTATCAATAGACAAACTAACTACATTATTTAATAGCACTAATCAGGGTCCTGATGGTGTAATTATGGTTGATTTTATTCAACAATTATTAGATGATATATCAGCTGCTTTAGGTGGTATAAATGACTTTAAAATATTTGTTGATAAAAATAAAGCTCAAATTTTTGATGCTAAATACTTAGAACAAGATAATGAGACATCTAAAGATAAAAAATATACACTTGATTTATTTGGATTAAAAAGTATATGTCGTGATGTCAAAATAGTATCTCGTATATTTGAAGAACAAGCTACAATGATTGCTATTGGTGCTCAAGGACAAGGCAATATAGGTGATATTTATTCTTCAACTTATAACTACTTAAACCAAGGCTTATCAGATAGACTTCATCCACAAAAACCATTTAGTGCTTTAGATGCTAAAAAATACGCTATATCTATATACCCAGATTTAAGAACATTGGCTGGTTATATTAAAAATAAATGTATTGGTGATATTAACAATGACTTAGCTGCTATAGGAAAACCTCATGTTTTGGCTCTTAATCCTGAAGAAATACCAACAGCCGCTTCAATTTATAAAACATTCCAGTTAAGAATAGCTGGTGAGGATATTGATTATAAAGATTTAATTCCATTTGAATTAGAAATAACTTTAGATGGTATAGCTGGATTTATTCAAGGACAAATTTTTAGAGTTGATAATAGAATGTTACCTAGAGACTACATAAATAAAAATGTAGGATTAATTATAACTGGTATAAGTCATAATTTGCAAAATAATGATTGGGTAACTACTTTAAAAACTCAAATGTGTTTACTAGATCAAGAAGCATTAGCAGCTCAAAACCCAAATAAAGGTTTACAAGATGAAATAGAAAAACAAATAGCCGCTCTACAAAAATTAGATAAGAAAAATGCTATTATTTGGTCAGCATACGCTGATTATTTAACTTATTTAACTATAGGTGCTATGAAATTTACTATGGGTAATAGTAATGTACCTATAACAGCTGGTGATTATATAGGTACTACTACTAATACTGGGTTAGATAAATCACAAGCTGAAATAAATGATTTTAATAAATGGGATGGAGAGGTTGGAGCTTTTATAGCTAGTGATCCTAATGCTTCTCAAAATGCCAAACCAAAATATTATGGATTTAGTGACTACTATAAAAATAGATGGTTACCTCATATTCAAAGTCTTCCAGCTGGAACTATAGATACTGAAACAATATCAAATTTACCTGATGCTAATGATGTTGGTAAAACAGTAGGAAACGTATATTCAGGATTTAAATATAAATATCTTGATAATAGTGGCAATGAGCAAGAAGGAACATGTTTTCTAGATTTAAATAGAGTAATAGTTAATGGTGGATATGGTCCAGATATTTTAGCTTTAACTAGCAATCCAAAAGCTAATTATGTAAGTGTTATAGATCCTTATGTTGTTAATAGTAATGGTGGTTCTCCTATAGAATATGTTCGTCCTAGTTTCTTGACTAGAAGAAATAGTGGTAGATATGTTTACTCATCTTATGCGGCTAATGCCACTGATGGAAAAGTAGATGTACCATTAAGTAGCACACAATTTGAAATTAAAGATCATCCTTTTGTAATATCAAGTGGTGGTGGAAATTTTACATTTGATACTGGATTTATATTATATGATGCTACTAGTAAAGCTTGGTATTTAGATGTGAATAGAATAATAACTGCTAGTCAAGCATATGTTAAGAATTTAGGTTCTGGTACTAGCGCAGCTAATACATCTCTTTTAAATCCAAATATTAATCCACGTAATACTAACTTTATGTCTTATAGAGTTGAATTAGAATTAAGTAAAAAAGTGTCTGTTGACCCAAATATTAATCCAAGTAGTGATAAACCATTTGTAATAGTTAAAAAAGATTAATGTATATACCTAAGTCAAATATAGTAGAAGTTGGATATACTTATGGGGGTGAGTTTTTACTCCCAAGTAATCAATTCTATGTTGGCGCATGGCATAAAGACAAATTTGGAGTATATTGGTCTGGAGAAACTCATACAGGATCATCTACTAGATTAACTTATTTTTTGACTCCTATACCTGATGATCCTTCAGAAGAACTAGGTAATTATAAATTTAAAAATAAATTAAATACTTCTTTAGATAATAGATCATTTAATAATGATTATATTCAACCAACAGAAGATGATTATTCTAAAAGTTATTTTACAAGATATATAATTAAAGTTAACTCAAGTTCTCAAACACAGTTTATTGAAATAAATAAAACCCATTTTGATGAGTTAAGTAGAAATCCGTCTCCTCTTTACACTCCTGCTTTATTAGTTTGGAAATTAGTAGGAGTATTACATGACATTTATAATAATAATATAAGAATAGAATCTGGTCTTACAGAGACTAATTTAAGATCAATTCAAGAAGCTGAGAAAACATTAAGTGGGATATCATTATTTTTAACAGATCCTTTACAATTTACTCGTGTAATAATTCCTACTACACCTTCTCTTACACCAACCCCATCATTAATGGGTGAGCTTAAATTAGATAATATATTAGTTCAAAAAGTAACAGATGTATTCCCATCATTAGCTCCTTCTTTTTCACCTACTATAAGTGTAACTCCAAGTGTATCTGTCACACCTAGTATAACACCAAGTAACACACCTTCAATCAGTGTTACACCTTCAATTAGTGCTACTCCAAGTTCCACTATTAGTGTTACACCTTCAATTAGTGTCAGTACCACCCCATCAATTAGTGTCACACCTAGTATTACTAGAACACCTAGTATTACTCCTACTATTAGTGTCACTCCATCTATCTCAGTGACTCCATCAATTAGTGTCACTCCAAGTATAACACTTAGTGTTAGTGTGACACCATCAATTAGTGAAACACCTTCTGTAACTCCAAGTATTAGTGTTACTCCTTCAATCAGTGTCACTCCTACTATTAGTGAGACACCTAGTGTTACACCTTCTATAAGTTTAACACCTTCAATAAGTGTGACTCCAAGTGTTACATCAACAATAAGTGTTTCACCTACTATAAGTGTGACTCCATCAATTAGTGTTACTCCAAGTGTCACATCTACTATATCAATAACACCTAGTATTAGTGTTACTCCTTCTGTGAGTTTAACACCAAGTGTTACTCCAACAATAAGCATAACACCTACTATTAGTGAAACACCTAGTGTTACACCTTCTATATCTGTTACTCCAACAATAAGTGAAACACCTAGTATTAGTATTACTCCAACAGTGAGTATTAGTCTAAGTATTACACCTAGTATTAGTATAACACCTTCTATAACACCATCAATTAGTATTACACCAAGTATTACTCCTACTATCAGTGAGACTCCAAGTATCACTCCAACAATAAGTGAGACACCTAGTATAACACCACCTATCACATTATCAATTAGTGTTACACCTACTATAAGTGAGACACCTAGTATCACACCTACAATAAGTGAAACTCCAAGTGTCACTCCAAGTGTAACACCTACAATTAGTGAAACACCTTCTGTAACTCCAAGTATTAGTGTTACTCCTTCAATAAGTGTTACTCCAACTATCAGTGAAACTCCAAGTTTAACACCTTCAATAAGTGTGACACCTTCAATTAGTGTAACTCCAAGTATAACACCTTCAATCAGTGTTACTCCAACTGTTAGTGAAACACCTAGTGTTACACCTACTATAAGTATAACTCCAACTATTAGTGAAACACCTAGTGTTACACCTACAATTAGTGAAACACCTTCAATAAGTGTGACACCTACTATAAGTGAGACACCTAGTATCACACCTACAATAAGTGAGACACCTAGTGTTACACCTTCTATAAGTTTAACACCTTCAATAAGTGTGACACCTACTATTAGTGAAACACCTTCAATAAGTGTTACTCCAAGTGTTACACCAACAGTAAGTATCACACCAACTATCACACCTACTATAACTGTAACTCCATCAACATCACTTTGTGTAAATTGTTATCAATATGAAGTGACTAATTACTTTGATGTTACTAAAACAGTTGATTATACAAATTGTGATGGTACACCAGGATCAATTAATGTACCTCCAGGAGTAGGAGGAGGAGGAAATATAACATGTGCTGTAGAAGGATCATTAATTTATGATGGACCTGAGTGTACTGGTGCTCCATTTGAGGACTGTTTTGAAATTGTAACACCAACATATCCAACAACTTGTGGATCAACTTGCCCATCTCCGTCAGTTAGTCCATCACCATCAATTACTATAACACCATCAATTACATTAACACCAACTCCTTCACCTTGTATAAATTGTTATGGTTATGAAATAACAAACTATTATTCTAACACTCAAACTATTTATTATACAAATTGTAATGGTGATGGAGGATCAATTAATGTAATAGGTGGAGGAGTAGGTGGTGCTGGTAATATTACTTGTGCTATTGAAAACTCCTTAACATATCCTGGCTTAGTATTATGTTCAGGTGCTCCATTTGAAGATTGCTTAGAAATAGTACAAGCTATAAATACTTGCGGAACTAACTGTAACCCACCAGTGTCTATTAGTGTGACCCCTAGTGTGACATTAAGTACTACACCAAGTGTCACTCCAAGTGTAACACCTACAATTAGTGAAACACCTTCTGTAACTCCAAGTATTACACCATCACAAGATTGTGCGTTTAGTGCTTCATTCACTGAAACAATAGCTCCATCTCCATCAGTACAACCATCACCTTCAGTTGCTTGTATTGATTGTGTGACAAATGACTTTACTCTATATGAAGATGGTTTAGTTAGTTGGACAACATGTAATGGATCTCCAGCTCAAATACAAGGGTATAATGGTGAAGTTTTATCAATCCCTTGTCATCAAGTAGGTACTTTATCAGGACCTGGTATAACAAGTAATACAGTTAGTTGTGGAAACTTTTGCCCATCACCAACACCTACTATTTCAGTAACCCCAACAATAACACCAACACCTTCAACTCCAAATCCTAGTGTAATACCATGTGACACTGTAGCGTCTTATGATGGTGGACAAACATACCCTAGTACTAGAACAATCAGTTTAGGATCAGGTACAGGTAGTGTTTCTTTATATTATAATGCTTTATCTGTTCCAGATAGATTTATAGTTTATAGAGATGTAGCTCCTCCATTTAGTACTCTTGTATTAGACACAGGTTATCGTGGAAGTTCAGATTATGATTATGGTCAAGCGAATCGTAACCAATTCACAACTGCTTTAAATGGAGAAATTGATCCAATAACATCATTAACTTATCCTAACGCTAGTGTCACAGATGCTGCTCCTGATGGTTATCCTTATATTAATGGTATAGGAGCTGGAACAGGATCATTTAATAAAACAGATAGTCCATCATACACTACAGCTACTGTTAATGTTTATGCTCCAATGTCAGGTACAGCTTGGTCTTATAAATTATTATGTCCTGTTGATCCATCAGCATCAGTATCTCCAAGTGTAACACCTAGTGTTAGTAGAACACCTAGTGTAACACCATCAATATCAACACCATCATATTATTACTATTCAGTTAGAAAATTTGATTGTGGATCAATGTGTGCTCAGATAACACCTGATGTAGTAGCTAGATCAAGTACTCCTTTATCAACAATTGATGGTATTTATTATAAAGTAGGTTCATTCACTTATCAAATTCAAACTGAAATCACACCAGCACCTATGTCATTTGACGTTAGTTTAGACAATGCTCCATTCAACGCTAATTGTATATCTGCTTGTAGTTTATAAATAAAGTAAATGGCTAAATATTATAACATATTAATTAATTCAGGAACTGCTCCAGGTCCTTACACAGTGTATTATGACACTATAGGACCTTCTAACATAGCCACTAGAGTGAGCACATCATCTCCTGCTATTAATATTTCATATAATGATTTATCAATACCTCCAGGTGTTGCTGTATCAATTCCTGATATAGTTACAAGTATTATTTTATATAATCAAACTTGTGGTAACAATATTACTTATTTTATACCATCACCTACTCCAACAATATCAATATCAAACACACCAACTGCTACTCCTACAATTAGTATAACACCTACTATAAGCATAACTCCAACTATTAGTGAGACACCTAGTGTAACACCTACAATTAGTGAGACACCTTCAATTAGTATTACTCCAACAGTGAGTGAGACTCCAAGTATAAGTATATCACCTACAATTAGTGAAACTCCAAGTGTGAGTGTAACACCTACAATTAGTGAAACTCCAAGTGTGAGTATAACACCAAGTATGACATCAACTGTTAGTGTGACACCTTCTATAAGTGTTACTCCATCAGTGAGTGTTACTCCAAGTATGACACCAAGTATTAGTGTTTCACCTACTATTAGCATCACCCCTAGTATTACCACAACTCCTAGTGTAACATCTACAATTAGTGTTTCACCTACAATAAGCATCACACCTAGCATCACAACAACACCTAGTGTGACACCTTCAATCAGTGTTTCACCTACAATTAGTATTACTCCATCTATCACTAGAACACCTAGTGTGACACCAAGTATTAGTGTTTCACCTACTATTAGCATCACCCCTAGTATTACCACAACTCCTAGTGTAACACCAAGTGTGAGTGTTTCACCAACCATCAGTATCACACCTAGTATTACCACAACTCCTAGTGTAACACCAAGTATTAGTTTAACACCAAGTATTACTATTACTCCTAGTGTGACACCTTCTGTGAGTGTTACACCTACAATAAGCATTACTCCTAGTATTACTAGAACACCTAGCGTGACTCCAACTATAAGTGTGTCTCCAACTATTAGTATTACTCCTAGTATCACTAGAACACCTAGCGTGACTCCAAGTATAACTTTAACACCTAGTATTACAATAACACCTAGTGTGACACCTTCTATTAGTGTATCTCCAACCATTAGTATTACACCGTCTATCACTAGAACACCAAGTGTAACACCAAGTGTTAGTTTAACTCCATCTATCACTAGAACACCAAGTGTGACTCCATCAATTAGTGTTTCACCAACCATTAGTATTACACCTAGTATCACTAGAACTCCTAGTGTAACTCCAAGTGTCAGCTTAACACCTAGTATCACTAGAACTCCTAGTGTGACGCCTTCAATTAGTGTATCACCTACTATTAGTATAACACCAAGTATTACTAGAACTCCTAGTGTAACCCCAAGTGTGAGTGTAACTCCAAGTGTCAGCTTAACACCTAGTATCACTAGAACTCCTAGTGTAACTCCAAGTGTCAGCTTAACACCAAGTATTACTAGAACACCTTCAATAACACCATCTTCATCACCTATACCAGCTACAGTACAGTTGTATCATCAAAACTATGATAGTAATACAGATGTAACTAATACTCAAGGTACATTTATAGGTAGCCAAACTAAACTTGATAACAACGCTCCTATTTTCTCTACTACTACCTTTATAAATCAAGGTTCAGGAGCTAAAGTAGGATGTTATGGATTAGGACAATGGCAAGTACAATCAACTAACTACTCAATATCAGGAGGAACTACACATAGTGCAACAATAACTTACCTCCCTGGAGGAAACAACTGGGGTGCTTTATCTAGTGTTTGGATGTATATTCAAGTATACAATACACTAACAAGTGGATTTGTAGCAAGTAATAGTGTTCAAATATTTGCTAATAATCCTAATGTGATAGATCTTACAACAACTTGGACTCCAACTCCAGGTGTGACATATAAAGTATTTGGTTATATTTATGATAACTCATTTACTCAAATATCTCAACCAATTTGTAGATCATATTATGCTAACCAAACTACTATGTACACAGCAGGTGGTTACACAGGATATAATTCATTTGATATAGCTTGTTCTACTGGAACTGGAGGTGATGGAAATCAAATATTCTATAATGGTGGTTTGGGTAATGGTACTATTTTAAGTACAGCTAAATACACAGATAGTTACCTTGCTGGAAATGATAAGTGGTACTTTATTAATGGATATTCATTCCAAGTAAATAATAGTGGTGTTATATCTAACTACACACTATGTCCTTCTCCATCACCAACTATTAGTATTACACCAAGTGTCACACCACCAATAACACCTTCATCATCCCCAATAGCTGTTTATATCCATTGTTTAGAATATAATTCTATAAGTTGTGATAACGCTTGTAATAATTATGATCCATCTGGGTGTTTCTTATAATATTAAAATAAAAAATTATGGCTCAATTTTATAACTCAAATTGTTCAACAATAAACACAGGATGTTATTTATATAATGGTCCTGGTCTAACAAATCCAGTAGCTAATGGATATTACTCTGATGGATCTAATTGCTATACAGTAACTGGAGGAAGTGGATATATATCTAATGTATCAGTTTGTTCAACATTTGTAACAATAGATTATTATGTTCCATATTATGCAATTTGTTATAATAATTACACATTCGCTGCTACTTCTACCACTAATGTAAATACTAATGTGAATGTTGAAATATATTGGAATGGTGATTTAAGTGGATTTATGTCTACCACAGTGACAATAGCAAATGGCACTTCATGCAACACAGCAAATGCTTATTCAGGTGGAGGGATAAGCTGTTTTGGAGAAAATATTAGCAGTACAAGTGTTATCTTAGATCCTTCAGCATTTGGTAACCAAATATTTCAAGTAGGAAGTGAGTACTCAATTGGTTTGGCTCCATGTTAAAAATTTATTATATTTAAAACAAAAAATTATGTCAAATTATTTCATTAGACCTGGGGGTGCTTATGTTAAAATAGATGAAGACACTCAGTCTGTTGGATTAGTATTAAACGTTGATGTTCAAAAAACATTATCTTTTATTTTTGATAATCCTAACTATTATAATAACACTGTAAGTGCTTCAACTTCTTGGACTATCTCTGATCAAACAACATTTGATACAAACAAAGATATTGTGTTGAGTTATTTAACAGGCAGTATTTAAGATAGTTTGCCTACCTA